ACAGTTGGGACGGCAGTCGTCAACTACGCTGGTAATTATCCAGGCGCCGTGGAAGGTGAGCTTTGGTACGATAGCACCAACAAAGATTTCAAATATCAATATCCAAATATATCAACATCTGGTTCGTGGAGAACGGGTAATTCTATGAATACTGCTAGATTTGCTTTATCGGGAGTTGGTATACAAACAGCAGCTTTAGCGTTTGGTGGAAATTCTGATCCTCCCGTTCAAGCATTAACAGAATCTTATAATGGAACTAATTGGACAGAAGTAAATGATTTACAAGCTGCAAGATCAGCTATGGGTGCAGCAGGAACTAACACATCGGCGTTAGCTTTTTGTGGACCTCCAGGTAGCACACCTACTGCAACAGAATTATGGAATGGCACAAACTGGACTGAAGTAAATGACATGAATACTTTTAGAGGTGGTCCAGGGGGAGCAGGAGCAGATAATACAGCTTGTTTAGCTTTTGGTGGTGGTGTTCCATCAGGACCTGAAATGTCAACTGCAACAGAAAATTGGAATGGAACTAACTGGACGGAAGTAAACGATTTAAATACTCAACGAGGTAATCAAGCAGGAAATGGAAAAGTAAATACTGCAGCACTATGTGTTGGAGGTAGCGGTGATCCTGATGGTACAGAACAATGGAATGGAACTAATTGGACAACACTTGCAAATATGAATAGTGGAAGAATAAATTTATCATCAGCCGGAACATATACTTCTGCTATAGCTTTTGGTGGTGCTCCACCTTCACCTGGATCAGTAACAGAAGTTTGGAACGGAACTAGTTGGACAGAACAAGGAGATTTAATAGAAAGTAGAAAAAACGCAGCAGGTGCTGGAGCAGATAATACTTCTGGTTTAGCTTTTGGTGGAACTCCAAGTCCTGGAAGTTCTGCTTTAAGTGCAACAGAAGAATGGACAGGTGCGGGCGCAGCACAAGGTGGTTGGGCTACGGGTGGAAGTTTAAATACTGCTAGAAATGAACTTGCAGGAGCAGGAACCAGTCCCACAGCTGCTTTAGGTTTTGGTGGATCACCTGGTCCAAAAGCAATAACAGAACTTTATGATGGAACTAGTTGGACAGAAGTTAACGATTTAAACACAGGAAGAGGTGTACTGGGAGGAGCTGGTTCTTCTACAGCAGCTTTAGCTTTTGGTGGAAATACATCTCCAAGAGCACAAACAGAAACTTGGAATGGAACTAACTGGACTGAAGTTAACGATTTAAACACAGGAAGAGAGTATCTAGCAGGATGTGGAACTTCAACAGCTGCTTTAGCAGTTGCAGGATATGTTCCTGGTACAGCGTCTTCAGATCTAACAGAATTATGGAATGGAACTAACTGGACAGAAGTAAATGATTTAACTAGACCTGAGGGATCTGTTGGAGCAGCTGCTGGTATATCAACATCTGCACTATACATGAGTGGAGAAGAAGATCCTGGTGCGGTGCCAACTAACTGTGAGTCTTGGAATGGAACAAACTGGACAGAAGTAAACAATATAAACACTGGAAGAAAAGCTGCAGCAGCAACTGGACCAAATAACACAGCGGCTTTACTTTTTGGTGCACGTGCTCCAGTATCCCCACAAGGAAGAACAGAAGATTGGAATGGTGTTAGTTGGAAAGAAGAAAATGATTTAAATACTGGAAGATATGCTTTGGCGGGATCTGGTTATTCTAGCACAGCAGTTCTAGCTTTTGGTGGAAATGTTCCTCCAGCAAGTGGAGCTACAGAAGAATGGTCTGTACCTTCATCAACAACTAAGGTATTAACTGATTAATAAAAGGAGAAAACTATGGCAAAAACATATCAATACTGTGTAGCAGAAAACTGGGGAAAGGGTTTCATCGA